GTCGTAGCGGCTAGCAACAGCACCAAAAAAAACAGTACCCCTAGACCGGACGCAACCATTAGAGAATTAATCAAGTAATTAAACAGTTTTAGCCCCTTTCCTTGAGTTACAAGAACGATGCAACACTTGCAGGTTGGCCAAGTCATTGGTTCCACCTTTAGCTAAGGGAATTTTGTGGTCAACAGTTAAAGGGTCGCCAGGCAGCCCCACCCCCCGGCATTGAACACAATAAATAGCGTTTTTTAACAGAATTTGACGATTACGACGGTACTCACCCAGGTTATAAGCACGCCCCGGCCCTTTACGCTGGCGGATCCTTTGACAATTACGACAAAACGAACGACTAGACGCAGTAGGACTGAACAAAGCCCGACAATTCAAACAAGGCCGTGGTGGTTTTTTATTTCTAGCCAGGACCCCCCACCCCCTTATTTTTTATTTCAAGCAAGGCCTCAACATAAGATAAACAAAACGCTTGAATTTCCATAGCATTGCAATCAGCTTGAACAGCAAGGCCTTCAGCTCCATTGATTATTAAACTAAACTGCCCAGCAGTTGTCTCAGCAAGAGGACCTCGGTCAGCCTGAACTATTATTTGAATTACATTAACAACATTTGACTCTTGCTGCCATGCACTAAATTGATAAACAACACCTGAACCATGAACGTTAATAATTTCTTTAAAATTATCAGCAGCAAACCTAAACGACTCAGGAACTACCTCATTAACTAACCGTGCTGAATCAGACTTAAAAACCACTATTTATTTCTATCTTTCTTTTTTTCTTTCTCCTCATACGCTACGCATACGGAATTTATACTGAACAGATACCATACACTTATCATAAGGACTTTTTGTCCACTAGGTCAGAGAACTTAAAATCATTTAAAGTTTCAGTTATTTCTTTAGCATCAGCCTTATGCTTTTTCTTTTCATCCCTCCACTCGGCAGCACGGTCACGGTTACGCTCAACCTGCTTTATATACTTACCGCCATAGTTGTCCCAATCATGAATAAGCCATAACTTATTTTTTAGTTCAAGGAAACCTGAGTCAAACATGGCATCAACTAAGTCCTGAGCGTCACCCTTCCACACGCAAGCATGAGCAATCTCATCAGGGTCCTGGTCAACAATGCCATGGCCCCAATTATTTAGAGAGAACAGCCAGAAGTTAACTATAAGACCCAACGCATGAGCCTCCTCAATTTCCAGGGATCTAGCCAAGCGGCGGACCTTACGGTGGTCTCTTAAGCCAGTGTCAACACGGGTCCACATGCAGCTGCTCCTCTTTTATTATTTCACAAAACTTAAAATACGATAGTTGGTTAATTATTAAGTCCGGGTCTTTTTTTAATTCATTGTTTTTAAACTTTATTACATAAGCCCTAGACATTCTTATGCTCCTCAACAATTTGATGAGCAGAACGGATACCCAGTGCTTTCTTTTTATTTTCTCGCCAGGTTTTCTCATAAGCAACCATGCAACCCTTACACCAAGACTTTAGACCACCAATACCTTTTGAACGCTTTGAGAAGTTAGCAGCATCCTGCCGAGTCTTGCATTTGCTGCAAACCTTTGAAACCAAAGAACCCCACTCATTAAAGATAGGTGCAGCTGACGATTGTCGAACCCCAGCCTTTTTATTATCAACAATACAAGCAGCACAACGAGATTGACGACCACCCCAATCGTTGTTATTTATTGGAATTTTATTAACACGACGATAACAAGACACGCAGCGACGACTCAATAACCGGCCATCACGATGAAACTGCGGTTCTAAATTATTAAACTCAGAGAACGCACGACGAATAGATTTATAAACATTAGATTGTAAGCTCATTTTTTGACGATTAAGTCCAGGCAAGCCCATAAAGCCTTGGTCATCTTTACGAATAACAGAACTAGCAACACATTCAGGCATTACAGGACACCCAAGGCAGATAAGATGCGTCTCAAAATACTCGAAGTCGGTGTGTTCCCTTGGACTTCCTGGAAAAAATAACGAAGTTTTAGAGTCCCGGCAATTAGCACGCTCATACCAAGAGTCAAGAAAAGCAATTTCTTTAAATTCAATTACTAGCCGCCTGTTCATTTGCTTGCTCATCAGTAATTTTATTATATAAGAAATACTCATCTCCGCACCACAAATGCAAACCAAGGCCTAAGTTCATAGCAGCCCTCTTGAACGCATCGGACTCAGCATGCTTTAAATTAGAACCATTTGAACCTTGGTCTTGCTCAACATCACCAGCACCTTGAACAGAAACCAAATCCAAATCGCCAGGCATACGACAAGTTAAAGTACCAACGCAACCTGTTAACTTTCCATCTTGGTCAAAAATCTCACGATCTACCGACCAAGTGTAAAAACCAACAATCATCAACAGACGCTGACGTACAACACCGTGAGTCACATAGCTAGCGTTGCCCTTTCCAGGTTTAATTTTTATATAATCCTTAGGAAAAGGAGTAGCTAACTCCTTTAATATTTTGTCATTTTTCATTTATTAGACCCTCCAAGTCAGAACGACGGATAAAAACACGACGAACACCCGGCAATTTAACTGACGGAAGTCGTCCATCTTTAACCATGTCATAAATAGTTGTTTTTGAAATTTTTAAAAGGTCAACTGCCTCAGCAATTGTTAATAAATTAGAGTCGCTCATGCGTTACCCCAACAACACCAATCGAGTGAAGTGGTAAAACATGTTGCTCGCCTTCGTGAATGAAAACAACCAAGTCAATAGCATTACGAACATAACACTTGATAAAGGTGGAATTATTAAATTCTTGTAAAACCAAATTACGACCTTTTGAATCGGCAGAATATACAAGATTGACCTTATCGCCCCGTTTATATTTTAAAGAACGCAAGGGATGACCCGTACGCACACAAAGAGAAGAATTGACCTCAACGGCCTCTCCTTTTATTTTTTTATTAATCACAAATCACCCCTAGCGTCTTTTTATAAAGATACTACAAAAGCCAAAACATAACCAACCAAAGCTAAAGATGTTTTTCTCACTCTTGGTTTGTTTTTTAAAATCTAGGGATCTAAGATAATTTTATGAACAACGAGCAAAAAATCCTTGACTTCATAAACAGTTGGAAGTCAATACTTAAGAAAAGCGAGCTCGAGTCAGTCGTTGACACTTTACAAGCAGCAATCGATAACGCAGAAGTAAGTAGCCTCAAAGACAAGCAGGAAATAAGAAATAACACCATCAATAAAGCCTTATCTCAGCCAACAATACCAAAACAACCAAATACAGCAGAAATAGACAAATAACAGGCCACTGTAAGCCCCTGAGAGCCATTTAAAATAAGCCTTGGCCTAGTTGTCCCAGGGTCAATAGCCAACAAAACTAGCACAAAAGCAAAAGCGACGGATAGACCGCCGCCCTTGCAAAAACGCACCTTTTTATTTTAGTTCATCAGCCCATGCTGATTGGCCAGCAACAAGGTCATCATCAGAGATGTGAACGTAGGTGCGTAAAAATGTTTCGGGAGTTTGACCCAAAAGAGTTGCAGAAGTTCCAATAGGAACGTTTGCACGGTGTAGACCCGTAGCAACAGTATGACGAGTGGCATGAAGTCCCATATAACGGAAACCTCCCTGCTTACAATAACGCTTAAAAGCGGCAGTATAAGAATCAGGCACAACAGCTCGACCATTACCACGATGGAATAACCACCCATCATTGGACCATAAATCACGGTCCTCATTATTTGAGTTCCAAGAACGACCATAGACCTCGCCTGAGTGACATCTCTCTAGGTGCCTTTTTAGTTCAGCAGTAGAGTCAACGTCAAGAGGAACCATACGGTTATGGTTTTTCTTAGAGCTAGACCCAACGAAGTCTACAGTACGTCCTCCATTTCTTACTTTTTCTACGTGTTTATTGACTGAAATAACGGCAGTAGAGCCATCGGCAGAGTACTTGATATCCTCAAGCCTAATGCCACAAAGCTCACCACGTCTAAGACCCGAAGTCAAAGCAAGATAAAAGAAAAAATAATCACGTCTAATGTTGTCATTATTTTTAATAAAGTGCAAGATCCCTCGAACTTCCTCGATTGAGTAAGCGTCTCGGTTAGTCTTTGGAATTTTTACACGAACAGTCGCCTTTTTTTTCATTGGATTAGTTCCCAGGGAGTTAGTCTCAACAGCCAACTCAAAAACAGAACTAAGAACACCCTGCAAGCGAGCAAGATAACCCTCAGACAAACCCTCAGCTCGTTTAATTTCAAGCCAACGGTTCAACATAACACTATCAATCTTTGTCATTTTTAAAGACCCAAAGTGCTCCATCCAATGATTGTCCAAATACATTTGATACTTTTTTAATGTTTCGGCACGCTCAACCTTAACACGGCAAGACGGCAGCCAAACATTAAGACAAAAGGCTTTAAAATTAGTTTTATCAACTACGTGCTTTATGGTGCCTTTATTGACACCGTCAAGATATTCAGTAACAGACGCTTGAGCCTCACCTTTAGTTTTAAAAGTCCCTGACCAAATTGTCTTATTTTTACCTTCAATAACTTCTTTAACACTAGCTTGATAAACTGTGCCTTTTTTACTTTCACGTTTACGAATATGAGTCCAAGCCATTAGTTACCCTTCTCAGCTTCAAAGCCACGAAAAAAACCTTCCATATAAAGATTTTTATTTTTATCTAACCAAACACCAACCTCAACAGGTACTAAATTTTTAACACCGTTGAAGTCAGCCATGTTAACTAAACCTGACTCACGCACAAAGCTAAGAGCTTTAAAAACGGACTCAGGGATTTTTACCTTAGACATTACAGCACCTCCTTTAATAAAACCTCATCGACCACGAGAATAACCTCGTCGCAGTCGTCACAAGTGAATACCTTGTTTAATTTAAGGTCGATTGGAAAAATCAAATTCATGTGATTACTTTGAGCAATCATACACTCACAACCACACTCAACGTTAGTACATTCAATCTCTAACATTTTAAACCTCCCCTATAAGAGAACCCTCAGGAAACTCACCGTGCTCGTCAAGAACCTCATCAACATTCATGTCGTGAACTTCTAATTTAACAACCTTGTCAATTAGTTCTTTTTTATGTTTTAACTCAATATTTACTCCATACATAAGTTGATTACCTAACTCCTTGGCTTCTCGCCAATCACTAGCCATCACCTCGATAGTTGTAGGAAGTTCAACACTAAGAATAAATTTTTTATCTTTACCCATAGTGACCTCCGTCAATCCAATATTGAAGTGTCTCTTCGTCTAACTCATGTAATTTATAAACAAATACAGTCTCGCCGTAGCCTTCCCATTTGAGCTTATAGTCAATCACATCAGATATGATACGAAAACCAACAACAGACATAGTGTCGGATTTTTTATTCACTGTCCTTTTGACAATAAAGTTAAACTTGGGAACGTTCATAAACATACTGAAGTCAATAGCTTCACTTCCACGTTTTGTAACTAACCCATTAGTTTCTAGTAGTGCCTTCTGTTTTTCAGTTGGCTTGATATTTTCGGTCATTTTTCTCCTTTGTTGCTAACCAATAAATAAGATTTTAACTCAAATCCCAGGGATCTGTCGCATTTTTTCTTTATTTTTTGGCTCAGTTTTGGCTCAGTTTGGCTCGGAATTATTGGAATTAACGGAATTATAGGAATTAACGGAATAACAAGACTCTAAAATTACCCCGTTTTCTTTCCGTTATTTCCGTTATTTCCGTACCGTCCGTACCGTCCGAAAAACACGGGGAGAGTAGGACACCACCGACCTTTTGCAGAATAAGCCAATAAAAGCAATTGATTGTTGCTTAAAACTGAGTCAAAAACAGCCAATTGGCTCAGATTTGGCTCCGTTTCAAAAAACTAGGCACTTGTGAGCCTTTCTAAGCGTTTTGTAAAACAGCGTAGAACTGACACCCACACTCAATAAGCAAGACGGTCGTCGTCAAGTTGCCCATAAGTTGCAGAGTTAAGACGAAAAAACGCAGAGTTCACAGCATCAGATACATTAAAACGGACAACAAAGTCCTGCGGCGAGATAGCAAAAGAAATACCATCAATAACAGACTCACGAGCCACCTGAGCAGACTCGCCAGGCGGGGTTATTTCAATTTTTATACCGCTTGATAATTCAAGACCAAGAACCGCTAATTGGTTAGAAGTTGATAAAGTGTCAACATTTAAAACCATAGACGAAAACCTAGGCAAAGCGTCCTTAAATTTAGCAAGCAAAAACTTTGCAGCATTCAAAACATCAGAATCACTTGAATTCAAAAGACTGGTCCTCTCCAGGTAACGCTTTAAATATTTAGCTTGACTAGCCGTGTCACTTGCCGACTGAACAGATCCCCCTTCTCTTTTTAAATTTATGACATTAAAAATTAAATCGTCATCAACAGGTTGGCTAACTTCCAAATAAGGAATGTCAGAACCATCATCAGAAAACACTTGTGAGGAAGTAGTAGGAAAAGATGCGTGCCGGTTTTTAAAATTAAGAGTTCCATCAGCACCAGTGAAAAATGCACCGTTCTCGCTTTTTTCAATTTCTTGAATTAAACCCAAAACATTGGTGGACTTATTTATTGACTGCATCGTTGAGTTGCCGGTGTCAATTGAAGTTGAACCTGAAAAGGCAACCTGAGAATTAGACAAGATAGATGAAACCATTGACCCGGAGTCAGTAGAACTAACAGACAAAGAAGTAGCCTCAATATTTGACAACTTAACAAAAGAGTCAGAACAAGAAACCTGGACCTTTGAAGTTGTTTTATTTGGATATTGAGTAACCCAATCAGTAACAAAGCCAGTGTAAAGATTTGTATAAGATGACTCACCAGCAACAAGAGCATCGATAGAAACCTCAATCAATGGCTCAATGCCTGGGTAATAAGGACTGTTAATATTTGCTGGGTTAAAACGACCATCGCTCGAGTTTTCAAGCAAAACAGTTGCGGTACCAGAACTAAAAGAGTTTAAATCACGGGATCTACCACGGTTAACATTTACAGATTGAACAAAAGAAGTGACATCAACTAAAGTCACCCCACCACCTAAAACATTCCCTGAGGCCAAGCGGCCACGAATAGCGTCATCCAAAGTAAAAACATTAGGGGTAAAACCAAAACGAACACGCAGAGTAGGTGCAGCCATTAAATTATGTCCAAAGCACTTATACGAAGTGGAAGTGGACCATTAGAACGCTGGAACTTTCTAAGTTGCTCGACAATTTCACGACCAATCTCAGAACCATCAGCACCCATGCCAGCGTTGACTGTTATGTTTACATTTGAGCGGCCAAGGTTGTCGCCAGCTCTCGACAACGGAATCACAGCCTCAGGCCCACTCTCACCGATTAAAGCGGTCGTGGGTTGAGTTACAATGCCACCCTTGGCCAAGCGTGGAATATTTGGGATGTCAGGTGGGTCAATATCGATACCAAAGAACGAAAAGCCCAGGCCTGAATTTAATGAGCTGATAAAGCCGTTTAATTTGTCAATAACTTTATTAAATACAAACTTAACACCCTCAAATACAACACCCGCTGAAGTTTTTAAAACCGTTGAAATAGTTTCTAGTAAACCCTTACCGAAATCTTTTAACTTAGGAACGATGAAATCCTTGACTTTTTTCAAACCATCAATGATGACACCAGCTAAAACTTTTACAAAGTCCCAGCTGTTTTTGAAAAAATCCAGCAGATCCCTAAAGATACCTTTAAAACCATCAACAGCCAACGAAACATCGCCAGTTAATAAACCAGTTATAACCTTTACAACAGACTCAAAAAAACTTTTTAATCTATTAAACACCTCAGTGACTTTTAAAACAGCAGACTCAAAACCAGCCTGAAACCCCTCGCCCTTAAAGAAGTTAATAAAATTAGAAAATAAGTTTTTTAGAAACGCTATAGAATTAGTAACAAAGTTTCTAAAACCCTCAACATTATCAAATGCAAAACGGAAACCAGCAGCCAAAGCAGCAACAGCTCCAAGAATTAATACAAAAGGACTAAACAAAGCAGCAACAGCCGTAGCTAAAGATACAACAGATGCAAGCAAGATACCGCCAATAATTGTAGCCAAAGCAGTAAAAGCAACCTTGGGGTTTTCTTTTATAAAGGCCCGGATGCGTTCAAAAACAGGAGTCAACCTCTCCTCAAGCTCCTCAAATGCCGTACGAATATTTTTAATTAAACCAAGAAATTGCTCCGAACCAATGAACGCACGAACAGCATCACTAAACTCCTGAACCTTAGGTTGGAGTCGTTCAAAAACACCTCGAGCTTTATCAATAAAATCTAAAAGAACCGGTGCTAATTTTTGGCCAATTTCAATTACAAACACATTAATACCCGCTCGAATTTTATCAAGGACAAGACCGATACCAGACGCACCAGTTTGAAAAGCAGCATCCGTAGCACCAACAGCCTCACCAGCCGCCTTAATTTCCTGTGCAAACTTTTCAGCACCCTTACCAGTTAAAACTTGAGCAGCACCCGCAGCCTCAACAGAACCAAAATAAGCAGACAAAGATACACCACTAGAGTCTGCGTCTTTTTTAATTAAATTAAGAGCGTCAGCAACATTTCCGCCTTCAGCAATAAAAGCAGCAAAATCCTTGCCCGCAAGCTCCTTGAATTTTTTTGAAATAACAGTTGTTGGTTTGGACAATTCAGCAAAAACAGCACGCAACTGAGTCGCAGCAACAGAAGTAGGAGTACCAGCCGCCGTCAAAGTTGCAAGAGCAGCAGTAACATCACCAAACTCAACACCAAGACCAGCAGCAACAGGTGCAACCTGGAATAGGGATCTAGACAATTCATCGACCGTGGTCTTACCACCTTTAACAGCCGTAAAAATTAAATCGCTTGCCTTTTCAAAACTTACAGCCTCCGGACCAAAAGCATTGACAACAGAAGTCAAGCCATCAACAGCAACACCTAAATCAGTAGCACCACCAACAGCCAACTTATTAGCAGTTTCTAAAAACGCAAAAACATTATCAGGCGGTACACCAGCAGATAAAGAGTTATAAAGTGAGGGGATGACCTCCTCAGGCAAAACACCAATGGCTTTTGAAGTTGAGAGAACATCAGCCTGCATGGTGTCCATTGCAGCTTTAGAAATGCCAGGCATAAGAGTAAAGACCTCAAGCATTCCATCCTCAAAAGCACGAAACTCGCCGATTGCTTTAGTTGCAACAGCACCAGCAGCTAAACCCATACCAGCAAAAACTTTATTTATTTGACCACCGACTCGGTTCATGTCTTGACCTAAAGCGTCAAACTTTTTTCCAACAGCTCCAACCTTGCCTAGAAATTTTTTAGTGTCGGCAAGAAATTCAAACCTTAATGTTTTCTTTTCCATTATTTACCCTTGATGGCTTTCTTTGCTAGTTTTAACATTTGGTCAGCATAATCCTCAGAAAGTCCCGGAACGATTTTAGCTATTGTTTTTTCAGCAACATAACCGCCAAACTTGGTCCCCTCAGGAAAACCACCCTGACGAGTCCAAAAGTCACCAACCCACTCCTTATAAACCCTACGCTTCATTTTTTCAGCAGGATAATAAGAACCTTTTATACCTCGATTATTTAATTTAACTCCAGGTTGAACAGCACGACCAACAGCACCACGCTGCGTCTTGCTTATTTGATTTGATGAACCCAAATCTCTAGACCGACCAACAATAAGATTAGGTATAAATTGATACTTTCGGCCAAATTCTAAGTTTCTAACAAATTTATTGGTTTTACGAATATCAAGGTGTGCAGTTTTATCAGTGCCACCACCAACAAAACCAGCAGCTCCCCGTTTTCTTTTTGGTACAGCTGAACCTTGCTCACGCTGACGCAAAGCCTCAGCACGAGTAGCAGCCTCAACCTCTTTACTTAAATCCTTATGAAAGGATCTAAACTCCTTACGAACCTCGCCAGCTTTTTCTAAGCCACGCAGCCCACGAATAACATCGTTTAAACCGTCAGCAGCAATACCGGACCCACTGGTCGTTTTTGTTAAACCTTTAGCCATTACTTGCTTGCTTGCCTTTCCTGTTCATTTCTTTTAATAATTGAATTTTGTAAACCCAAGAAATACTCGAGTGGTAAATTGGCCACTTCTAACGGACTTAAACCCGCAGCTAAAGCAATATCACAAATTATGCTGACGAAGTGACCGTCAACTACCCCGGGGAATCATCCCCTTCAAGGCCGTCAATTTTAGCAACACCCTCCAACCATTTATCAAAAGAGTCAGTGGTGCCTAAACGCTTTGACGCATTCCAGCATAAAAACATTAACTCCTCAAATGCTAAATTTTGAAGTTCAGCAGCTGGACGAGTTCCAAATTTACGCTCAACAGCGACAAAGTCAATAGGCCTTAAATCAAGCTCTTGCTTAGTTCCGTCTACTAGCACCAAAGTGAGCTGGTGCAACCCTGATGGATTAGACATACTAAGAAGTAGCTCTCGAAATTGTACCGGTGGTAGGCCAAGTAACGCTTACAGTTGCAAGGTCACCTACAGCATTTCCAAAAGGAACATGCTGAGTCACTAAACAGTTTCCGGTATATTTTGGATTTGTTGAACTTACAGAACCACTGGTTGGCCTGATGTCAAAAGCTACAGAAGTTCCCAGGATTGGAAAAATTGTAGCGTCAACTTCACTAGCAGCAAAGTCAGAGTTGAACTCAAGAGAAATCGATCCGTCCTTAAGTCCCCCTTTCCTTGACCTAAAAGTCGCCGACATGGCAGTGTCATCTTGCTCTTCAGATGTGATGTCCAAAGTTACAGAACGAACATGGTCGGATAAGTTCACTGAATTTATAGTCACAGACGCATCCGTGAAAACAAAAGTAGCCATAATAAATATCCTTTTCTTTTTACTTACAAAAATAATACTTTTATTTGTTAATCAAAAACCTTAGTGGCCTAGTCAGAAGTAAAACAGATAATCGGTGTATTATGGCCATTTCAAGCCCCTGTGTGCGATTTGTAATATGAGTAGGCCCAATGGTAGCCTAGACAACAAATACCCGTTAAAACAAAACCTAAGGCCTGTCATGGCCATATTTTGTGAATCAATGAATTTAGGCTATAAAAAACCAGGCCCGTAGGCCTGGCTTTCCATTTTCAGTGACTTGACCGAAACTCAGTCAAACATACCAGGGAAAATAATGTCACCATCACTATAAGTGACCTCCTCAAGTTGGTCAAAGACCTCCTCTAGACCTTGCAAGCATTCCTCAAGCATTTCATATTTAAGAGTCCCCTCAAAGTTAGTACCTTCTAGGTTTTCTTTCCACTGCTCGATTTCATACTTGATGTCCTCGACATCTTGCTTGGCCTCAAGAACCTGGTCAACCGCCTCATTAAGACGAACCACCCGGCTCTTGGATTTTCTCATTTGCTTACGGTCCCAGTGCCTTTTGACTTCATCATAGAAGTTGTTGAGCTGACGGTCCGTAATTACCAACTCCCCAGTGGTCCAGTTGACCTCCGGATTAGTTGGTAGCTTAATAACGACAGGTGGCTGCACCCGCCTTAATTTTTGAGTCATGACGACCTCCTTATTTTTATTGCTAACCATGGCGGTATGTTACCATAACTGTTTTGATTTTGGTCAATAAATGCTTTTGTTAATAAGCCATCGATAAAATTTAATATGCAAACCGTCAATCCACCACCACAACTCCCACAAAACCTCATAAGTAAAGATAAGAAATAATTGATAGTAAATTTTTAATTTAATTTTAATGAATTGAAATAAGTTTAATTTTTTCATTTGGTCCTTTCCAACACGCAGCAGACTCAGCCCAATGGCCCCAGCCTTGCGGTGTTTTATATTTTAAGAACGCAGCAAAGTGCGTAGAAGTGTGGGGATCTAAAGCAGAACCCTCAAAATTTAATTTTGACGAAACCCAGGTCCAGGTTTTATCTATAAACTGCCATAAACCGGCAGCAGATGATGTGGGGTTTTTAGCTGACGAAACCCCGGAACTTTCACAGCCAATAATTTTATAAGCAGTTAAGTGGTCCTCAGGTAGGAAATGGTCCTCAACAAGGTCAGACCACTTGGCTCCAAGAACCCAAACATTACGATGAGCAAGGCAATGCTGATAAACAGCAACATCTTGATTAGTTGCAGGCATACTCAAGGTGCAAGCTAACAATAAAGCTACCAAAAACCCCCTAGGTTTACTTTCTAAAGCCGATGGTTAATAACCAAAGACCAAGCGATATAAGTATAGCAACACCAACTATATCCTTAGCGGTTCCGGTTAAGGTTAACCATGCAATAAAAAATCCTAAGAGCGTAAAAGTTTGAGCAAGAGTCTCCTGCAATATACTTTTAATCCACTTAAAAATTTTAATTTTTTTAAGCAGCCCTAATAATTTTTTTATCAATTTATCCTCCTAAACGGCACAACACTAGCCGAGATAATCTGACTAGCAATAATAACGGGAACGACAACCTCCTGTGCCTTTTCTTTTTGTTGATTGGTTAAGTCATCGCCCAAACCAGCAAAGCTAATCTCCTCAAAATCCACCTGAAAAATTACGGCTGGATTTTCAAGAAACTCCTCAACCTGAACCTCAACAACAACATCAGACAAGTTGTAATCCTCAACTTCTTTATTCTCAACAGCACGCTCGACAAAAGTGTCAACCGCCTCAGCAACAGCCTCGTCAGTTTTAACAGCTTCAGCAATTACAGCAACATCATCAGACTCCTCAAGACCAAGAACTTCAGCAACCGTCTCGACCTGCTCCTCGGTCAATTCCTCAACATCATCGATAGCAGACTCAACAACCTCCTGGACAACAACAACCTGCTCCTCGGTCAATTCCTCAACACCAGCGTCGACAACGTCCTCGATTATTTCCACCTTCTCAGTTTCCGTCAAAGTTTCCACATAGACCTCAACGACCTCCTCGATTTCATCCTCAGTAAGGTCCTCGATTATTTCCTCAGGGATTTCAGGAATTTCATCCTCGACAATTTCAATTGACTCAATGACTTCAATAACAATCTCAGCGATTTCATCGTCAACCTCCTCAAAGACTTCATCCTCAAGGTCTAACTCAACAACCTCGACAATTTCATCAGAATCAAAATCCTCAATAATTTCTGGCAGATCTAAAACATTTTCATCCTCCTCTACAATTATAAGAACGATGTCATCTGGAAATTCAATGTCATCAAGCTCTAGGACTTCCTCCTCAATAATAAAGATGTCAAAGTCAGTCTCCTCAAGCTCTTGAATAACATCAATAAACTCTTGGAGGTCCTCCTCCTCAAGGTTTAAATCCTCAAGGTCAATAGACTCCTCAAGTTCCGCTAAAATTTCAGCCTCAGCTTGAGCCTCAAGCTCCTCCAGGTAAATTTGATATTCAATTTCCTCACGGACCTCACGCTCCTCATCAGTTTCAAAAAATCCAGTTTCCTCAAAGTTAGCATCTAGCTCAGCTTGATACTCAGCCTCCTCACGCTCAAACCTTTCATCATCAGTTTCTAAATAACCAGTCTCATCAAAGTTGGCCTCCATTTCCTTATTTAAAGCCTCCTCAGCAGCAATACGAGCAGCCTCCTCCTCAGCAGCAATACGAGCAGCCTCCTCCTCAGCAGCAATACGAGCAGCCTCCTCCTCAGCAGCAAGACGAGCAGCCTCGGCTTCAGCAGCCTCACGGTCGGACCTTTCCTGGTTAGTTTCAAGAATTCCAGTCTCAGAAAAATTATTATTTCTTTCAATTGTCAAGGGATCTAAAGTAGTGGTGGTCGTGGTTGAAGTTGTTGTGGTTGAAGTGGTTGTGGTTGAAGTGGTTGTGGTTGTTGGAGTTCCAAAAGTCCAAAAAATATCATCAACAATAACATAGTCATCATAAACAATCTCAACAGAAGTAATAAATTTGTCAGTAACCGAATGCGTTATATTTTCAAACATAGTCGCAACATTCGCATTGGACTGAGCGTCATAATTTTCAGTAACAGAAGTTGAATCGCTGTAGTTCCAAGTGACCGAATAAGCATCATTAACGCAGCCTGATAAGAAACCAGCAGAACTAACACTTGACTCAGGAAAAGTCATGGTCAAAACAGCATCGTCAACATTCTGCATATTAAAATGAACAGCCTGAGAACTTGAACCACACTCACCGGAATGAATATCTAAACGGTTCCAGGACGCACCACCATAGTCAAAAGTAAGACTGGTCTGATTTTGACCATCATCAGCAATACGCTCGTAAGTTGTTGATTGATTAGCCAATGCCGGGTAAGGAAAAACTAAAAATAAAACAAGTCCAATACGAACTAAAGTATTAAATTTATGAACGAAGTTAATTTAAATTAACCCTTATTTTGAGGGGTCCACTCTTCAAGGCCATTCTGTAAAGCGGTCACCGCAGCGACGGCCCCAGCAACAAGTGCGTTAGTTAAGACATCCATCTCAACCATACCAGTACCTGATGCGGTAAGAATACCTAGAAAAGCCTGGATAAAAGTCCTTAGGGTTCTAATCCCGACCTTTATAGCCCAATCTTTAAAATCCATTTTTACTCCTAAGCGTGTTTTGATAGAGCAATAGCGGTCATAAAGTCGATTGAGCCAGACGGGTCCAAGTTGTTATCGCTTTGAAAGGACTTAACGGCCTCCTCAGTCTCGCCACCAAAGTCAGAGTCAGCTCCAAACTTAGGCATACAAGCAGCGTCCCATTTAAGCAGTAACTCCTGCAAAAATTTAACATTTAAACCATTATCACCTTTAGACAACAGATGCTCCTTTTTTTCAATTTTAATTTTACTACTTGCAGCAGGAGTCGAAACTTGGCCTAGATTAGAGTATTTAATTGTGACTTTTTCGCCAGCAAGCAAAGCGTCCCGGACTTTAGGATAAAGAGCCTCATAAGCGGCACGGGATCTACCAATAAAGCCGTCCTCGTTTTTATCCAGGTCGGCCTGAGTTTGGCCAACAAGCAGACAGCCCAGGGTGTCAAATTGGTCATTCCCGGGATGGATTAATATAAATTGGAACCCAGGCACCGATTGCAGCCAAAGCATGCCTTGATGCCAACCAGGACCAAAACCATCCTTTGCATCATAGTGCTTTTTAGTACGGTCATGAAAACCGCCAACGGTTCTTAATTTTATTTCATACTCGCCAAGTGGAATAGCGGTCTCGCCGTAGACTTTAGGACCGTCCCGAACTTCATCCTCCAGGGTAAAACACTCCCGGACACCATCAATAAACATCTCGCCATTTGTGGCATCGGAACCAAACTGAGTTCTTTTTACTTCAAGTAACATATAATTATTTTATTACACTTAAAGTGTTAATTTTATGGCCTATTGATTTTAATATTCATAAATTGATTTCCAATTATCTTGATGAAATCTATTAATTTTTTGATATTCAATTTCTTTCTCTTCACCAGGAGTCATTGACCTTACAATTATATTATCTTTTTCTGTCCTTCTTTTGATTGGTACAATATGGACTAAAGGGTCCCCGGCTTTAACAATAAAGCTGCCTTTGCCTTTAATTTCATTATAAAATTCAAATGGAAAATTAGTCTCATGCCAATAATCGCTTTCAACTATTCCAGGTAAAAATCTTATGTTTTTTCTAAACATATAAAACGGGTCACTGAAATATAATGAATAACCCTCTGAAACTTTAAAATAGTATGGACTTGTTAACTTTAAAGCACCAACACGACCCTCAATGTTAAGGTCCATGTGCTCAGTTTGAAATGAATTGTGAGGTTCTAAATAATTTTTTATTGGAACTTCAGTAGCTTTACGAATAGGCATATCATACTCGAACGTGTCGACGTCCCATCTAAAATAAATATCAGACCACGCCGGAATTATTATGCCTTCATTAATTACGTTTCTAATTGCTGGACATTTCTTAGCGTGATTATTTCCGCTTTTAAAATAAAATTCAGTATCCTGTCTTGATTTAGTTATTTTTATTTTTTTATACCAATCAGGCAGGAATTTATTTGCTGCTTTTGGTGGATATTTTTCAATTAACTTTGAAAGTTTTTCATCTCTAATTAATAATTCAATTTTCATTTTTTCGTACCCGGATGTACCTGTTTTTTTTGTAACTTAACAATTTTGTCATTTTTTGATTATATTCATCTTTTTGTTTTTGATTTGCAACTTCAATTCTAACGTCATCAGCGTCAGGAAAAAATAACTGCATTGCACCATCTCCATTTAAAAGTTTTAAATTTCTTTCATACGGCTCAATCATTACATTAAGCTGTGGAACATATTTACAATCGTACATACCAGGAACTACCTCGTAAGCTCTTTGATATTCATAAAATGGATTTAGCAACATCATACGGTTGCTTACATCACTTGAAATAAAAAATGGTGCTTTTAATTTTACTGCCGTTAAAGTTACAATTTTTTCTAATGCTTTTGATGGAACATAGTCATAATATTTATAACTTTCAAAGTGTGAACCAGCATTAGAGTCAACAGCTCCATGAGTGCTTATGCTCACATCATAGTCATATTTATTTATGTCATAATTAATATTTATATCTGCCCACCATTTAAGCAGAAAAGTGTCATCCAAAAATTCATAAATGCCACCGCAACCCTTGAAAGTTTTGTAATTTATTTCGTGACCTTGAGTAATTTCATTTTTTGGTGCGTGAAGTGGAATATCTTTAAACCAACTAGGCCTGCAATTTTTATAAGGTTCAACAACTTTATTGTCTAATAAAAATTGTTCATCAGCAAAAATATAAACAATATTTTTCTTTTTAAACATTTAAATATTTTAATAATTAAAATTTAAAAAAAAAATTAATTTTTAAAAAATTGTTTTATCCGCCACCGGAACCGTTATCGACCCATTCATTAGTTTCAGGCAAAAACGACCATTGACCCGGAGTGCCGTCAGCATTTTCATACTCGCCCGTTGGATGATTATCTAAAGGTGGTATATATTTCTCTTTACCATTATCCCAGGTAAAATCAGACCTTGGACTTTGAGGCAACCATCGACTATTCGGTTCGTCATACCACCAACCAATACCACCGTCACCAAACTCAAGATCGGCGTTTAAATTTTTTAATTCAACAATTTCTAAAGAATCATCTAAATCATTTGTGTTAGTAGCTAAAAGAACTTTAATAATAACTTTTACATTATCATCATCAGTTTCAACAATTCCGTATTCTTTTAAAGACATTACAATTCAAACCTTAAAATTACTGCTCCCGGCTTACCAGCTGAACCGGACATAGAGCCATGACCATAAGTGTTATTTAAATCACTTGTTTGTGAACCACGTCCCGGTGCTCCACTTGAATACTCCTTACTTGAACCAGAAATATTATAACTTTTACCTGTACCTCTGCCACCTGAGCCACCTGATGAGCCACCATTACCTGCACCACCGCCTCCAGCTCCGCCATTATTATTACCCCAGCCAGTACCACCACCATGACCATATCCTGTACCGCCTGTGTTAGTTCCTAAATTATTTTGTGTAGCATTTCCGCCACCTTTACCACCACAACAAGAACGACCACCGCCACCGCCACCTGAGCCACCACTAGCACCAGACGAATTACCAGCACCAGCACGCCCACCACCTTTACAAGTTAAACCGTCAAATGTTGTATCGCCGCCGTTATTTCCAACTGCCCAATCACCGTAAGAACTAACACCGTTACCACCAGCTCCAATAGTTATAGATTTTGTACCGCTTGTAATTGTTCTGGACGCTTGATAAAACAAACCACCAGCACCGCCGCCGCCGCCTTGGTTTGGACTTGAGTAACCCGCACCACCCGCACCGCCGCCAGCCATAGCTAATACTTCGGCACTTATGTCACCGCCGTCAATTACAATATTTCCGGATCCCGTGATTGTCATGACTGTAAAATTACCGTCAGTATTTGTAGTTCCAGTAGCATTACCAAACTCAACAGATGTACTCACACCGCCACCAAAAACAAAACGTGCAGCACCAAATGGCATAATTACTCCTTAGCTAAAATCAAGCAATGCATTAATTAATGGGGTACCAGCGTCAAAAAATAAAAACGTTACAAGGTCGACATCGTTAGCACCCGTAGACAACGTAAGGCCACCTCCGCCAGCAGTTAAACCAGTTACATTACCGCCACCGTTAACCGTTATGGCATTTATAGCCATTGTTCTAGAACCAGTACCATCTTGAGTGGCTTTCAAAGTAAAAGATGAAGTGCCATTTGCCGGCACGTTCGTAAAATCAATATCAGTAACATTATGTGCCAAGGTTACGCTTCCTGTGTTTCCGTTTGCAAGATTTATAGATAAAGTAGTTCCAGAAGTTACCGCAACATCTGTCTCTGCGTAATCTTTAAATAATACTTTTGATAATTCATTATCACTTAAATCAGTTGCACCTCTGATAGTTCCACCATCAACAGAAAAACCGCCAGCCGTCAATTGTGAATCACCGCCCATACCTGAATGGCTTGTACAATAAATATATAAACGTTCTGGCGTGTCAGCTTTTACTTCAATTTGAGTATAAGCTCCAGTATTTCCAGGTGTTCCATTTGTTGTGACATTATCGGTGTACTCACTGCCAGATGCGTGAGAGCCATCTTTTGTGATACTAAATCTTAAAGGATGAGTTGCATTAGATGCATTTGACTGGTCAAAACGATATTTAAAACCCGTAGTTAGATTTATTACTTGGTCCTGAGCTCCTTCTAAATAAAATTCATTTTGTGAGCCTGACCCATTATCAGCAACGGTCACCGCAATGTCTGTCCTTATTGCAGTAGTTCCACCAGTTATAGCATCGAGTGCAACCTGAGTGGCATTAGAAACCGGCAAATCATTTAAAGTTGTTTTTTTAACAGCATTTGAGGCACTAACATCAGCAATTAAAATCTCGTCACCAGTTACAGGAGTGGCAGAACTCGCAGAATTTATATCAACGTTAAGAGTTACGGCACCAGTTGCACCACCACCGCTCAAAGCAGTTCCAGCACTAACAGCCGTAATATCCCCCTCGCCAACAAAATTATTCCAGGCTGACGAATAATAAAATTGCAGCATTGATGAATCGAGTAAAAAACACGCCTGACCATCTACAGGACTTGAAATCTGAGCATCTCGAGTCGTGCTATTTGAAAATATAGCCACACTTTGCTCCATTAAATAATCGTTAACATCAGCAGCAGTAAGAACCTCAGACACGTTGAAAACTTTGAAACCATTAGCCATAGAAAAAATTATAAAGCAAAAACAAGGGATCTAAAACTTTATGGCCTAGAAAAGAAAAAACAAAAATAAACAGGCCACTGTAAGCCATTCTAAGCGATTTTTATAAAGAACAGGCCTAGTAGTGCCAGGACCAAAAGCCCAAAGAATAAGGACAAACTCCCGGTGGGTTGTGATGCAAGCTGCAATGACGCTCCGGGAGTTCCTGAATACGGTTAGCATAAAGGAGTTGTCCTATCGGTTGCCCGATAATTTATGAATTAATTATACTATCCCAACAGTTATAAAACATTTAAAGGACGGGTTGGTCCCGGAAATAGTGTAATTAATTCTAAAGTAATCATCGGTTATAGCACCAGCAACACTTGAATATTGAGCTCCAACTGCCGTAAAGTTAGTTAAAGTTATTCGGTCAGTTGCAGAAGTGAATCCTGAATTATCATCGCTTTGAACTTTTAGAGCAAGAGTAGGAGTTGAAGTACCAGAGATAGAAACCACATGAGCAGCAACATATAAAGACTTGCCCGCAGCAACAGCTCCAAGTTGGCGGCCCGTTGAATTTCCAGTGGCGGTCAAATTAGCAGAATCATCTACCATTATGGTGCCTTTTACAGCACGGTCAGAACTATTTGAATTATTAATTGAGAACGGCATAACATCGCCAACAGCTCCACCAATTTGATAAGAGAACTGCCTGGACTTTAAAAAATAAGCATTGTCACCAGCAGATGAAGTAGCAGAAACCGTGCCAATTAGTTCAGCACCAGCAGATACACCAAGCAAAGCGTCAGGCTTGTCAGTACCAGCCTCAAAAAAACCATTTGCAGATAAAGTCGCGTCAGACAAACCCGCAGCTTTAGATCTAAAGCCGCCTGAATTTATAGGAGTAACATCGACCTCATCAGCAGATAAATCCAAGGTCATTGATTGCGTGTGGCTTGATAAATCAAAACCACCTAAAAATAAACGGCCATCAGTTAAGACAAAAGTCGCCATTTACCTGCGGCCCTTCTTTCCTTTACCGCCCATGCCGTATTTTTTACCACTTGTGTATTTTTTACCTTTAGGCATTACTTAGCTCCTTTTTTATTTTTTGGTTCTTTTTTAACCTTTTCAATATGACCACCAGCGATAAGAGAATCAGCAACAGCCTCATCATTTATTTCAATGACCTCTCCAGGCTTAGCGTCGTTTATTTTTTTATTACCAACAATTTTAAATTTCATTAACTTGACCCCTTAGTATAAACAGTAATGCCGAGTCTAGCCCCGATGGACTCAACGCCATTGACTGCATAAGTGCCTCCATAATCACTCATTGTAGTGACAACAGCAGAAGTGTCAGATTGGCCTAGGCTTGAATTATTAAAGATAGCCTGACGAATTGAGTTTGACCCGGAACCATTTATAAAAGCATCCAATTGATTTTGACCGGACCTGGAATCAGCACGAGAAACTACAACAAGTAAATCAAATTCATAACGGTCAGTACCACGAGCCATAGCCTCGGTAAAATTTATAGAAGTAGGAAGTAGAACAGCAGCAGGAACATTGACCATGTCATCAACGGTGTCATAGACACGAATCCCGGAAACATTATCGCCGATAGTTGTTTTTAAAGCGGTGCGGATAGTTGAAAAGCTGGCCATTAAGCCAACCCAAAAGAATCCCCGCGACGGTAAGGGTCAAGCATTCTAGTTATTTGTCGATTTTGACGAACAGCCAAAACACCAAACTCACCAACACCAGCAATGCCCAGGGGAGTGTTTCGCATTGCAAAGTTTTCACTGCTAAGCATCAAACAGGCCTGACGGACTGGTTCAGGCACAGCAGCAAAACCCCACTTTGCAGTTACTTGAATTCTAGGTCGATTATTTGACGCAACAGTTGGAAACTCGTGAGGCCCATTGGTTAGCAATTCAATATGAGTAAAACCAAGGCCGGCAATTCCAAAAGCCTCAGCATTTAACGGATACAAAATATAGTCTGATGCAGCAACAGTGGTGTCATAAGTCCCATCATCAGAATCATCATACTTGAGAACCAAACCAGTGGCAGTTGAAATATCATCAACGGTAACCTTATAAGGGTTAGTAGATCTATAGACTTTCGCAGAAGTTCCACCATCAGCGTAAAATTTACGACCGCAATATGCGTCGATTTGACGACTTGCAGAATTAACAGCATCCTCCAACTCAGCGTCGTCATTTGAGTCGGCAATATTAACAAAAGCCTTTAATTCACTTAAGGCACAATACCCATTTGTTATAGCCATTTTTTATTTTTTCGGTTTTGATTTTGTCGCTGGCTTTTTCTTTGCAGCAGTTTCAGCCTTTGGTTTGGCCGCAGCAGTTTCAGGAACTCCAGCATCAGCTAGAACTTTTTTAACAGCAGCTGCACGCTTGGTCATTTTTTTTATTTTATAACCATGCAGCTCATCCTTTAAAGCAGCAATTTCATCTTTTGAAAGTTTAAATTTCGCCATTTTTAACTCCTTTTTAATTTAGCCAGGACCCGCAGGCCCTGACTAAAAAATCCTAACTAAAAGCTAGGTGTTACTAATCCAGTACCTTGAATTTTTGTAATTCCAGCTGGGTAACGACCTGATGCATAAGCAACATAGCCATAACATACCAACTTGACTGTAAGTGACCCGGACCCGACATCGTCGAATCTTAGTCTGAACGGACTACCTGACTCTTCAAAGAGAATATGGTCGTCAGCTTTTACAACATAAATCTGGTCTTGATTATTACCACCACCGTCAACAGTTGTAATATTAGCGTCAGCAATAACTGGTAAACCAGCAATCTGACCAACAACTTGACCGTAGCCAGCAGCCTCACCAATACCAAATGCATCGCTTGGATTATTTCCAGCAGGCAAGACCAATGGTCTTGAGTTTCCATCTACACCAGCAGAAAAGAAACCCCACCTACGAGGATGCATAATGATAGCGGTCGCCGCAGCAAACCTATTGCTATTAATTTTTTGAATCGCATCAATTAATTTTGGATAAAGCTCTCCAACAGTTGGGGATGCATCGGTATAAGTTACGGTGTTTATTCCTGTAACATTACGGATGCCTTCAGGTGCTCCACCTGTACCATCACCATTAATTAATTTTTCATCAAGTTCTGTGTAATACGCAGCAATGAGGTCACTAAAAATAATTCCCTCAAGATCGGTTCCTCTTTCAATTGCTTGACGAGAAACATCTTGCTGACCACCAATGGTGTTGACATTCACGGTATAGAGAGTGTCATCCATATTGGTCTCTTGAAGTGCAGAGTTTTCAGTTGCCTGAAATGCATTCGCAGAACCTGTGGTAATTCTTGATAGCTCAACCTTCATGCCTTTATCTGGTAAAGGTGCCTTGGGTAAAGCATTATAAAATGGACTTCCAGCTCTAGCTTTTTGAGCAACCAAGTCAGTAAGGTATTGAGGAACGACGAGTCCAGCAAAAGCACCGGTCCCAACATCTCTCTTCTCACCGTTTCCAGCTTGGTGCCTGTTTATTCTATCTTGAGCTTGATAGTCACCATTTCTAGCATTAAAAGCATCAGAAAGAAAAGCATGGTCAGAACCACGGTAATAAACACCAGGCTCTTCAATTGCCTCGACAACAGGGTCTAATTTTTCCTCATCGACTCCTAGTTTTTCTCGGCTTTCAGCTATTTCTTTTTCAGCTTTTCTGATTTCCTCAGCTTCAGTAATTCTGTCGCCAAGTTCAGTTATTTCATTTTTAAGGCTTTCATATTTTGAAGTTTCATCCTCGTTGAAGTCACGCTCCTCCTTATCGGCAAGCTCAGTCATAGACTTGACATCAGCGATGAGTCCTTCTCTTTTTTCTAACATTTCTTTAATTTTCAATTTTTACTCCAAATTAAATTATTATTTTTTTAATACAAAAGTGTGAGTGTTCAATAAAGTGTTTCCGGCTTTAGGAACGGCTCTGCATGTCCCAAATTTCCAAGTCACGAATTGCAGCCCTCACATTAGACTTGGTTATTTTAGGCGTTGGTAATAAATCATTTAATTGACTTATTACTTCTTTTATTTTTGACACTTGCTCATCATTAGGTTCATTATTTCTAACTTCGCTAAGGACCCCCTGAAGTTCCCCTAAATCAACACCACGAATAGACGCAAGCGTTGCAGGGTTAGCAGGCCAAGTGACAACTGAAACATCCAGCAGGCGTAACTCCTTAAGAGTACGAGTCTCGCCATTCTCGCTGAATTCATCCTTGATGGCGTGAAAACCAAAAGACATCTCGCTTAGATCCCCTCGTTTTAGAGCAGAACCAATCTCGGCAACCCTTGGGTTGCTTTCATCAAGTTGAGCTTTCACAAATAAACCGTGCTCATCCTCCCGGAGTTCTAAAGTACCGGACTTGGTGCGAGCCAATGGAATACCATCATGATTGATTAAAAATTTAACATCGTCCTGTTCATTTAAAGTTTTAGAGAACGCACCCTGGTTGACGATTTCATTATAAACACCACGGGAGTCAGCTACAGAATAAGGGGAATTGAAAACAGACGCATATCCAGTAAAAACTAAATCGTCAGTGTCAATACTTGCCTCAGCCCGAAGTTCAAAAAAACGGGTTTCTTTATTTTCACTCATGCGTTTTATAATACCAACAGACTGATTATACGACTGTGGCCTAGTTGCAGAACGGTCATCCTCATGCCTTGCAACTTGACGCTCGGCCCATTTCATAGCATCCATGCGAGTAGCAGCAGCTAAAGAACCACCCCACAAAAGCCAAGCCACGAGTCCAGGACTCATGCGTTCGCTTTCGCCGGATAAAAATTTTTTAGCAGAATCGCCTTGAAAATCTGAAACATGACGCTTGAACCAGGCCTGCATACGCAAAGCCTTATCATGAGAGATAACACCATCACGCATTTGACGAGCCTCACGTTTGGTTTTTTCAGTTAGACCTTGGCCTGCAAATTGTAAATTTTCAAGACCTCGAGCTGCGTTATTTTTTATAAAGGCAGGTACACTAATCTCATGCCTGAAATCTTTGTTATTTTTTTCTTTTTTTGGTGCGTGCTTTGGATGAGCCTCAGGAAGTAAATCATTGTCACCAACATACTTTGGATTTTTTGGTTTATCGTTTATTAAAAGATAACCAAAAGCCTTAAGACGAGCAAGACCCCAGGCATTCCTTGAAACTCCAGGACGATGAGAAGTTGAGTAGGCCCCAAAGCCACGACGCACTACAGCCTTAGCGGTTGAAGTTCTTAATCGCCTCCAAGTGCTCATGCCCCCTTCTTTTACTTTTTCATTATGCAGCTCAACGATTGTCGCTATTGATTTTTCAGTTTGCTCAGAAAATTTAATACTCCCGGACTTACCTGATGCAGAACCGGGTTCATTTTTAGCTGATCCCTTGACCTGGTCCTTTTTTGGTGCTGGCTCAGACTCAGCCCTTTCATCAACAAGAGTTGGGTCCTCATCACTTGCGTGCTTTTTACCAGTTAAATTTTCGTAGTCCTCCATTTTCTCACAAGGCATATAGAAAACCTCGCCGTCAATTTCATGAGTATGAGAACCAACACAACCAATCTCTTGAGCTTTAGCTTCAGCCTCAGCCTTTGTACCGTACAAGTCCTGCTCAGGATATGGCACTAGCCCTCGCTTTTTTCCTCGGAATCAGTAAGTTCAGGTTCCACTTCATCCTTTCCAAGCGGTGGAATATCAGGACCAACAGGTGCTCCTTGCAATCCAAGATAAAAGTTATCGCCACCCTCATAAGGTTCATAATCAAGTTGCTGCCTTATTTCATTAGGCGTAAAGATACCGGAAGTAATAGCAACTTGAGCAGCACGAATCGTGTTAGCACGGTCGCCTCTTTGATATTCACTAACATCAAAACGAGCATAAGAAGTGCCAGGCAACAACCCTGAAAAACCCTCCTCAATCCTGGACAACCAGGGGAGTAGCGTGTGCCTTACAAATTGGATACCGGAACTCTCAACATTTGAATACAAACCAGTTGAACCCTCAGCATGAATTAAATAACTTGGAATACGATAAACCCTGGCAATTTCTTTTACAATTTGGTCCCTGGCTTTTACAAGCTCCTCACCAGCAGCGTCAGAAATGGCCTTCCATTTCAAACCACCCGTTAGAACCGCAGGCTTTCTGTTTCTGTTATGAGAAGTGGTCCAGGTCGATTGCAGAACCTCCGCCTGTTCCTTAGTCATTGCTTGGTCAGTTTCAAGGATTGATGAGGGAGTGGCACCCTGGCCATAGAACTGACCGATGTGGCGTTCCATCGCAAGAGCAACACCGATGGTGTTCTTTTGAGTTTTTAAAGGACTTACTCCAAGATAAGAACCAGGATAAGTAAACCAAGTGAAGTGTAAAATATTATTTTTTGAGTAAATGCGGTCGTTAAATTTGTAAAGTTTTTGATTACCCTCCATTTTTAATTTAACTTTATCGGGATGGACGCAAGTCAAAGCAATAGGACGCTCAGCCGTGTCACGGTCAACAAGAACGTAAGCATTACCATGCAAAGCCATTGACGCAACAAGCTGGTGGATAAATTCAAACCTTGATTGGTTAAGGTTAGGGGATCTAAGAAATCTAGGAGTTTTTAAACTTATATTTCTATCGTCAAACTCACGGTAAACCTTGATAGGAAGTGCAGCAATCGAATCAGACAAGATAGACACGCAGGCCAAAACAGTTGACACACCCAAAGCTGTTATTTCATTGACGCTCTCCCCGGAATAACCTGGAACGCCCTCACGCTGAGATAACAAGTCGGCAAGGTTGCCTAAAGCTGCGTCTCTTTTTTCATTACCCCTAGAAAATATACTCATCGATTATAAAAATAACTCCCAATTAATAAACCAGCACCCAAAACTATGGACGCCGCCCCTTTGCTAAAAGTATAAACACCGCCAACGATAAACATCAGGCCGATAAACTCAATAGCAATAAACATGGCTCTCACCATTCTACAATACCAATATTTGAATCTTCAGGTGGCCTAGTTGGAAAAGTTAAACGGTCCAAACACATGACCATAGCAATTGCCCCGTCAATTTTTCGCTTGCTTTTACCTTTTGATAAACGAAAACCACGGTCAGTAGGACGAGAAACAGCAGACAAAACCTGGTCATTAAAAGTGCTTTGATTTTTATGCTTTAATTTTTTTGAAGTGACAAGCTCATAAGCCTGACCACAAGCAGGAACCATCCGGCCATGGGATTGAGGAAACTCAACCATTGGTACATTTTGGTCATACAAAGCCTGAGCAGAACGCTCAAAGAACGCCGGGTCATAAGCAACCTCAACCAAGTTAAACTCACGGTTTAAATTAACTAAAAATGTTTCAATTTCAGCATAGTCAAACATTACGCCGTCATTCCTCCAAATTTTTGAGTCAACATAAATCATGCCGTCCTCATTCATTTGACCCCAAACAACAGCAACAGAATCATGCTTGATAGCCATGTCAACACCAACATAAGTAGGAAGTGCAGGGTCTAATTTTATTGATGAATCAGCAAGCTCAGACCAAAGACCATCCGGCAGCCAAGACTCATCCTGGGTCCGGGTCCACATGTTAAGATGGTAGCGTTGAAACTCCGGAAGTGGCAGTGCAGCACGACGACGGCGTAGGTTTTCAATTGGCCACCAACCACCCTCAAGTGCAGGGTTGACTTTCCTCCAGGTTTCCTCATTTTCAAAATCGTCTTTTTCATCAGGCTCCAACCAATAGAAATAAAAATCGGGATCTAAAGACTCGCCTGACTTTTTACGCTTACCACGCAGATAAAGACGACCACAAAGAGTGTCCAGGTCATAACCAGCAGTTGTAATATTTAAGATAAGTGAATCCTTACGCTTAGCCGTGTTATTAGAGAGAACATAATGAACACGCTGCAAGTTAGGAGTTGACCATTCGTGAACCTCATCAGCAATAAAAGCTGAGTTTCGGCCACCGTCAGCTGTTCCAGCTTTAGCAGCAACACGATAAACACGACCCGGTCCATTTTTTACACCTATTGAATTTTGATAAACCTCGGTTATTTTTTTTAAGTAAGGCGACTGCTCACACATGCTCCTCATATTTCCAAAGACAATGTCAGCTTGCTCAAAGCTAGCAGCAGCAACCGTCACAAGCGGGGAAGTGGTGCCGTTGCCCAAGAGTTCATAAAGACCCAACGCAGAAATCAATGCACTCTTGCCGTTGCCTTTTGGAACACCAAGCAAAGCCTCACGATGACGACGCTGCCCGTCTTTATTTAACTCGTATAAATCATAAATTATTTTTCGCTGCCATTGGTCAAGACGGAACGGCTGACCATAAAAGTCACCCTCACCATGAACGCAGAAATTCTCAATAAACTTGACGACACGAGCTCCACGAGTCTCAGGTAAAACAATTTTACTCATTCCTCCTCCAATAAACTTAAATCAAAAACCATAGTTCCAAGCTCATCAGCACGTTTTATGAGTCGACCAACAAGCTCTGCACATTCAGGAACTACAGCGTTTCCTAATGCTTTTAATTTGTCAACACGACCAGGGTATTCATCTTTAGACCGTGGCATTCCATACTCCCACAAGTCATAACCCTCCTCAAAATAAATTTTTGGGTCCTCGGCTAAATTTTTCTTTGGATTATTACCTTCTAATATTCTTTTAGTGCTTGGACGGTTAGAACTTGTGATGGGAGTGCTAAACTTTTGAGTATTACCAATCCAAACATTAACTAATCCAAGTCGAGCCATCCATCTGGGTAGCCCATAAGCCGTGCCACCCATCCATAGTTGAGCCTCCGACCTATTAGTTTTTTGTTGCGTTCCCCCACGTCCATCTCTAGAGTCGAGCCGTGCTTTTTGTTTTTTACGCTTGGTGCCATTTGATTTATTGGTTTGCTGGCCTGACTTGCTCTCGGAGTCGACCAGTTCCCTGTCACCTTGGGATTTTCTCTCAAGTTCCCCGTTGACGTTCTCCTTGTGTTTTTTGTCACGTCCCCTCGATGCAGAGCTTTTATATAAGCGTCTCCCGTCCTTGCCGGCAAGTGGTCCATGGTGTTTGGAGTCTCCCAACGTCCCGACTCCAAAGAATCGCTTGCGTAAGTGTGGACCACCAACGGACCTAGCTGAAATAACCTGCCACTCAAATCTATATAACCCGCTCTCGGCAATATCTTTGAGAACTCTGTTGATTGCTTCGCCTTTATTTGCTGTAAATATCCCCGGGACATTTTCCACGAGGAAGTATCGCGGTCGTAAATCATTGACAAAACGCCAAACTTCATCCCATAACCACCTTTCATCATTAAGACCCTTTTGATTACCAGCAACAGATACAGGCTGACATGGAAAACCAGCCGTTAAAATATCAATCGCAGGCAGATCTAACGGGTTTATATTCTCTACCTTATCATTAATTATTAAACTATTCTTAAAATTTTTACGCAAGACCGTGCAGCAATACTCATCCATTTCAATCATCCACTCGTGAGAAGTTGCAAGACCCGCACGCTCAAGACCATACTCGAGTCCACCAATACCAGAAAATAAACTTCCAACTCTCACTCTTCCTCCAGGAGTTCTAATATTCGTGGGTCAGTTGCAGGGTCCTCGCTCGCATTTAACAAATCATTGATAGACGCAAGAGAAGTAGCAGCCTCACCAACTGCAATACCAAGCCGTTGGCGAGCCATTGGAGTTAAACCCAACTCATTCTCAAGCCTTAAAATCTGCGTTTCAAGTTTTAAAGCATGCTCAGCCAACGGGTTAGTTCTTATTTGACCAGTTGAACCACGAACCACTAGAGATTTTTTAACAACTTTTTGAACCCTGGCATATTGGTCATACATTCCAAACAGACGCTCGACCGCTGGTAGGTCAACCTTTTGAGCTACACCAGCAACATCAGAATCCCAATACTCAAACCAACGGTCCCGTGTTTGTTTTAACCAGCCACGGGTAGGTTTTGGTGGCGAGGACTTAAGCTCACTTGAGCCTGAAATTATTTGTAATTCTCTAGATCTATGACCCTGAGCGTCCTCAGGCGGCTTTGCAAGCGGCCCCCGTTTACCCATCCGCCGCACCTTTAAGGTGCTTTATTTCCTCATCAGGATAAGCAGCAGCAAAACGCTCAACAATGACATCACAATAAGCAGGGTCAAGTTCAATCGTGTAACACTTACGACCAAGAGCCTGACAAGCAATAAGAGTAGAACCGGAACCAGCAAAAGGGTCAAGAACTAAGTCCCCAGGCTTACTTGAATATTTTATAGCACGAGATAAAAGCTCCAGGGGTTTCATAGTTGGATGCTCCTTATTATTTCTAGGCTTCGGCACATTCCAAACATTTGACGGACCCCAAACTAAGTCAGCAATATTAAAATTACGAGTACCCTCAATGAAATTAGAGTCAGGCCTTGAGAACATGCCAAGACTAAGGTCGCTGGGTTGAGCAGCGTTAATATTGTTAAGCAGTTCCTCAGCCTTGGCGTTCTCGTTTAGCTCAACAGTTAAATTAAAACCCGAGTCAAAAGTGTCAAGCTGGCCGGAACCAATAGAAGTCGCCTCCAGGTCATCCCAAACATTTGAGATGTCACGCTTACCAATAAAATAATGAGCCTTTCCTTCAGGCCAGCCATACATTATAGGCTCAAACCTCCAGTGAAAATCAGAACGACCCAGCACAAAAGTGTCCTTGACCCATATTATATTGGACGAGTAATGCATTTTCGCTTTATCCCAGGCCTCAAAGACTGAACGAGTTGCAGCAGTTGCGTAAAACATATAAACAGCACCATCAGTAAACGCATGAATTAAAGATAAAGAATCATAAAGAAACTTAGTAAAACTATCCTCGGCCATTTTATCGTTTTCAATTGAACGGCCGTGGACATCCTTGTAGTCAACATTATACGGTGGGTCAGTTAGACAAAGAGCAGCCGGACCTTTTAAACCATAGAACGAACGAGCCTCAGTAGCAGAACCACAAACAAGCCAATGCTCACCTAAACGATAAACATCGCCCGGCTTGGTTTCGGGATCTAAAGGCCTCTCGCCAATTTCGCCCTCATCAGGAAGTTCAGCCTCAATACCTAACAACTTCTCAAGGTCAGCTAAATCATAACCAGTAGCGTCAAGCATTGACTCATCAACAGCAACACGCTCAAGCATTTCAGCCAAAGCAGAATCGTCATAAGTTCCAAGGTCAGCCGTTCTATTATCGGCCAAAGCAAAAGCCTCAGATACCGATACATCCTCATCGACAATTGACGCAGCAATATGAGTCCAGCCAAGTTTGATAGCAGCCAACAATTGATGGTTGCCTGAAATTACAATTAAAGAACCATTTGACTCACGACGAGCCACAATAGGCTTACGCTGGCCAAACTTCTCATAGCTTTTGACAACAGCCTCAACATTGCCTCGCCTAGGATTTCCAGGCAAAGCCGTAAACTGATCGATTGGCGTAGCCAAACTTTTTAGGTCGTCAATTATTTTATGTTTAATTTGCATTTTTTAAGTTCCCCCTCATGCCACAACACCGCACGACACCGTACGACTACAAACAATAAAAAAAACAAAACTAACTAAAAACAATAACAACCCAAAAACACAAAAAAACCTGAGCAAGAAAAAAGTGTTG